AGCAAGCTGCAAGCGGAGCTTGAGACTCTGGAGTTGCGTATGTGCGCACTAGAACGATCTAAGGCGGCGCTTATCGGAGGCAGCGCCGTCGTCGCAACAGCGGCCTCCTACGTCGTGTCCTTGTTCAACCACTGATGCCTGAGAAGAAGTCAAGTTCGTACACTCGCGGCGGGGTGAAGTTTACCGGCTACAACAAGCCGAAGCGTACCCCTGGCCATCCCACTAAGTCTCATGCCGTGCTGGCCAAGTCTGGCGATACCGTCAAGCTCATCCGTTTTGGTCAGCAAGGGGTCAAGGGCAGCCCGGAGGGGACAGCTCGTAACAAGTCTTTCAAGGCACGGCACGCCGAGAACATCGCCAAGGGCAAGATGTCTGCGGCCTACTGGGCGAACAAGGTGAAGTGGTGAAACCGGCCTACCAATCGACCGAGTTCTGGCTGGTCCCCGCTGCCTGGGCGGCCATGGAGGCTAGCCCTGAAATCGCGTGGCCGGTCGCCATTGCCTATGTGGCCTTTGCGTTGGGCCGCAGCGTCGTGAAAGCCCTGTCTGGCCAGGAGGTCCAGCTATGATGCGTTGGCTAGTTGCCGCAGTTCTTGTGGCGTCGTTGTGTGGTTGTAAGCTGCTTGAGCAGCCGGTCTTGTTCCAGGGCCCGGTCGGGCCTGACGGCGTGGTTCCGCCTCCTGTCCCTGTGCTCGAAGCTGACGGGACTGAGTACACTGTGGCGGAGTACATCGCAGACCAGATGCAGGAGCAAGCCGAGCCGGTTGGCGGTATCTTCTCGGGCGCTCTGTCTGGCCCCCTAGGACAGTTCGCTGGGCTGGTGGCCGCCGTCTTGGTGGGCGCTGCTTTGGCGGCCTCTTCTACTCTACGCAAGAGATTCCCCGGCAAGCCTGCTGAGGACGACACCGAGGCGTCGTGAATGTAAGTCGTGGGGTTCAGGGATACTTGGCCGGACTCATCGACGCTGACGGTTCAATCGCCGTTTCGCGTCGGAAGGATCCAAGCGGTAGCTACGTCTACTCCCTGCGCCTCACGATCACTAACACGGACGGCGGGCTGATCCAGTGGCTTTTCGAGACGTTCGGCGGACACACGTTCAAGCGTGTACGCTCCGAGAAATACGCAAAGCGTTGGAAGCCCGAACACCGCTGGGGCTGCGCCGGGTTTCACGCGGCCAACCTCCTCGCGCTTTGCGTCCCGTACATGATATGTAAAAAAGAGCGTGCCTTGTTGGGGCTTGAGTTTGCTTCTACACTTCAAGGCAGGGGCAAGCGCCTGACCGAACAAACACTAGAGCACCGTCAGCGTCTTTACTTGGCGATGCGGGCGGAGAACCAACGAGGAAAGAGTTGATGCGAGTTTTAGGAGTTGATCCTGGGTATCGAAACCTGGGCCTAGCGATCCTAGAAATCGACGGGTCTGAGGTCCGCTTGATCCATTCCCGCTGCATGGCGGTTGGTCGGGTGACTGCCCCTCTGGCGTTCACCAAGTTTCTTTGGCCCGCCCTAGAGGAGCTGAACCGCGAGCACGGCCCGATCGACGGGATCGCTAGCGAGACTCCGCCTTTCATTATGGGGCAGATCAAGACGACGGCTTTCCTTTGGGCTGTGTCTTCGATCATCGTGGCTTGGGCACATGTACATGGGGTGGCGTTTCGCCACGCCTCTCCGCTGTCGTTGAAGCGTGCGGTCTGTCGCATCTTGCGGCAGGAGTGGGACAAGAAGTACATCCCGAAGAAGCGCGACGTGAAGTTGGCGGTGCGCCAAGTGCTCGGCGAGTCGGGACAAACGAGCCACGAAGACGACGCGACCTTGGCCGCCTTGGTCATGTTCACGGACAAGGTTCCTGATTGAAAGTCCTGAGGCTAAACACGGGGGCGGCCCGCGTCTCTTACCCGAACGCAGTCATCTACTCGTTCGAGGTTCGCCCCATGGACATCGACGCCTTGAGCTACCCGGTTCGCCCGGTGCCTGCGTTTGCGGAGAACATCCGAGACTCCATCACGTCTCAGGGCTTGTTGAACCCGGTTGTGGTCATTCGCGGTCCTCGCGAAGACATCGTTCGGTTTTACGATCAGGTGGGGTGGGCGCACGACTGGCTGCCGGACAGCCCTGTGGTCAACATTGTCTGCGGTGGGACCAATCGGGTCTACGCCGCTCGCGAACTCGGGTACACTCACATTGACTGCGTACTGGTCCCCGACCCGTACATTGCTATGCGGATGCAAACCGCACAGAGATCAAGCTATGAGCCAGGAAGCGCCGAAGAAAAAGGATAGTCCGCTGACCCGCTTGGAGTCGGCGGAGGACATGGCCGTGGCCCGCTTCGGCGTCGCCGAGGGCCTAGCCATCGTCCGCAAGACTACGCTTGAGCTGGCAGACTTCTACGCCGACAAGTACGGTCTCGACGCTACGGACCCGGAGGTCAACCTGACGGCCTCTGCCCTGGCCTTCACCCGGCACAAAGAGTTTGTTTTGCTCCGCGAGGTCGAGCGCGACCTGTTCAACCGGGTACTCAGCTCGGCCTCAGGTCAAACCTACGGCGAGGTTTTCTTCGCGGCCACCCGCACGGGCGCGTTCAAGGAAGTCAACCGCGAGATCGACCGCCTGCACAATCGGGGGACCGCCTATCTCCGCGAGCTGAAAGAACTCGGGAGAGAGGCGTCCCGCAATCAGTCGTCGTAGCCGAGGATCATCTCGATGTTCCTGGCGTAGCCAGCGATATCGAGCAGCGTATCCTTGGTCGGCTCTGACTCCCCCAGGCACCGCGCTACTTTCTGCAATATGTTCAGAAAGCAGATGTCTTCCGGCGTCAGGGGTGCGTTTGCGCGCGAGGCAAGATAGGCGTTCCACAGCCGCGCAGTACGCGCGTGGTTTTCCTGCGGGCTACCGTAGTGCTTGCCCCGCTCCGCGATCAGGTGCTTGATGTGGTTACTCATCCTGAGTCACGTTCTCAGCGCGTTGGTGCAGCAGAGCCATGGCGATCAGACCAACCTGAACAAGCTGGTGATCGGTCATGCCCTGCATAACCTCCGCGAACGTGATCTCCTCAGAGGTCTCGTCCGTCTGCGCTTGGGCGGCTTCGGCAGGTTTCGCGGAAGGGGCAGTATCCGGGGCGGCCTCCTCGGCCACAGTAGAAGTGTGCGTCATCGTTGTGCCTGATCAAGAACTCTTCGCCGGGGTCTGACCCTTCGAGGGCCATCTCAACCGCGACCTTGACTCGCGCCACCTCGGCGTCGAGTGCTTCTTTCGGGATGCGCCTGGGCAGGAGCGGCTGCGCAAGCGAGTCACGGTTGATCCCAGCGATGAGGACCCCCGTGTCGGTGCTGCTGTAGTCGAGCGCGTCGGCGTACACCGCCAGCTGCGCCAGGTATCCGAAGCCGTCGGGGTCTTCGCCCCAGATCGTCTTGCCGTGCTTCTTGAACGAGAAGCCGCCCATCGTCTTGAAGTCTACGATGACTCGGATCGGCTCGCTCTCCGACACGAACTTCGCCTGCACCTCGGGCGACTCGAAGGTCAGCAGCATGTCGATGTGCCCGTGCTGGTTGAACTGCTGCCAGTCATCGGGCCACCAGTCGGGAAGCAGCACCTCCTTCTCCGTCTCCACCTTGAGCCCCTTCGGAGCAGCGGAGTGGATTGCGGCGTAGGACAGCTCATGCAAGAGGTGCCCCACGGCGAACGTCGGGCCGATGTTGTCGGGCATTGACCCGCCCTGCTCGCCTTGCACGGCGAAGTAGGTCTGCCTTGCGCACGCCAGGAACGCGGAGGGCCGCACCATCTGCGCCTCCTGCCTGCGGGTCATCGACTCTCGAATGGCCTTCGCCGCCTGCTCCACATGCGTCTCGACCAGGAGGGGGTCGATGTTGTGGACAGACATGCCATGCACCCACAGGTCTCGCACAAAGCGGGACCAGTCGGGGTAGGGCTTCGAGGGGGTCGGGAACGTAGTGGTTTCAGTCATCTCAATCTGCTTGGTCAAGTAGGTCAATGGCAATGTCGTTAGGTGTCTGAGGCACGGATACGGCCTTATCAGACTCCCGAAGGAAGATCATAGATCCCCCTCGTTTGAAGTCGGGGATGATCGAGCGCACGCTGTCCAGCGGCACGATCCTACCCTTACCGTCTTCCGTCGGGAAGAAAAGAAGGACTCCAGCCGCGTCGTCTGCTAGCTGGATGATGGTAACTACGCTTTCGTTGTTCATAGTAGTGGGGGGCGTTTTACGCCCGCCCCCCTAAGGCGCGCAAAGCCTAGAGGCGAGATGCTCCAGACATCATCGAGACGGGGTGAAGCGGAACTCTGCCCACTCACCGAAGTCGCCCTCCTCGTGGAAGACCGACACGTTGACGGTCTCCCCGATCAGGTCACGGGGCGTCTTGGTGATAGCGACCGCCTTGTCTCCCCAGACCGCCTTGAGCAGTTTGGTGTAGGTCGCCTTCGGGTTGAGGGGCCGCTTGAAGTTGATGAACGTGGACAGCTCACCGTCGTAGGTGGGGCAGTCGAACACCACAAGGAACCGGGCTTCGACGCCCTTCTCCCTGGCCTTCTCGTGCGGCTCGAAGGCGCGCACATCGGCGATCTGGCAGTTCGGGTAGTTGCCTTCCGGGGTAAGCCCACGCTTGCCCTCGTACTCCGACTCGGTGATCCGTGCGTTCAGCAGGTTATCAGCATCGAACTCTGCGCTCATTGGTCGTCCTCTAAGGGCTTCGGCCCTTTGTCTAGGTTGTTGAGTATTTCGAGTAGGTTGATTCCGTGGTCGGCTGCCAGCGGCTTGGCCTTCAGCAGTTTCTCCACGGTTCCGGCGAGGGCTTCCTTATCCCTCGGCGGGCGATCGCCCATCTCGTCCAACGCATCTCGGATGCGTCGGTCGATTAGATCGACGATGCTTTCTTTGTGCTCAGACATCTCCCCAGGTCTCCCCGCTGTCTGCTGAGCACTCGAAGCGAACGGACCCGAAAGCGTCGGGGTAGGCTTCGTTTGCGGCGGTTGCCATGCACTCCTCCAATCTGCCTTTGATCTCCGACCCTTGGCCGGGGACTAGAATCTCATCGTGAACGGTAAGGATCGGCTGTAGCCCAGCCTCGGACACGGCCACTAGCGCGTGCCGCATCAGCTCAGCCGCCGACCCCTGCACGATAACACTTACGGCGGGCCTTGTGTCCTCCTTTGAGGTGAAAATCCTGGCCCTCCCGGCGACCGTCTTGGCCACCCTGTCCTCCTCCGCCTCGCGCCAGATGCCTTCCATCCACGCCGAGAGCACGGGCAGGTTGCGTCGGTAGTCGTCCAGGAAGCGGCGGGCTACCCTCGGGTCGGACTTCAGCTCAATGGCTAGCCGCTTGGCCCCCATCCCGTTGAGGATGCCGAAGTTCACAGCCTTGGCCCCGAACCGCTCCTCGGGGGTTACATCTTCCAGCGACTTGCCCAGCATCTTGGCGGCAACTTCAGTGTGCGGGCAGCGCCCCTGCCCGAAGGCTTCCAGGAGCACGGGCTCGTTGGCTAAGGCGGCGGCTACCCGCAGTTCGATCTGGCTGAAATCGCAGGCGGTGACGCCTCTCCCTGCGCGCGAGGTCATGCATCCGCGCAGGTCTTTGCGCAGCGGGCCCCGCTTAGGGATCTGCTGTAGGTTGGGGGCGTTGCAGGAGAAGCGCCCCGTCTTGGTCCTGGTCGTGTTTGTCTGTGGGTACAGCACGCCATCGACCGCCATCTCCGGCAGCGCGTCCACGAACGCGGTGCGGAGCTTGACTAGCTTTCGGTAGCTGATGATGGCGTCGGCCAGCGTGTCGCCTTTGTCGGCGAGTTGCTGAAGCGCGATCTTTGAGGTGCTCGGCCTGCCCGTTTTGGTGGTGGGTAGCTTGCGGCCTTTGCGCATCAGCCACTCCGCCACTTGGATCGGGGAGTCCGGGTTGCCTTCCAGCCCTGTGCCTTGCAGGTGGGCTAGCGCGTCCGCCTCCATCGCCGTCAGCCGCCTGCGCACCCCGGCGAGCTTGTCCAGCAGCAGCTCAATGCCCTGGCGTTCCATTTCATACACCGCCTTCTCTACTTTGTAGTCGAAGGCCGCCGCGTCCATGCGCAGCCGCTTGGCCATGAGAGAGGTAACTGTGCAGTCGTTCGCCAAATACTCGAACAGCTCAGCCTCAGGCACCTGCGCGATCTTCCCTTGCTTGAGCAGCGGCGGGGTCGGGATGCTGTGCCAGCCGTTGACCGCAGCGATGTGGTCCATCGAGTGCCGCCCGCTGGTGTGGCTAAAGTAAGCGGCGACCATCGTGTCCCGCCACTCGACTTCAGGCACAAGATCCAGCGCGTGCAGGTCGAAGCGCAAGTTGTGGCCGATCAGGCGTAGCCGACGAAACCGCTCCTCCAGTCCCCATTCCTCGAACTCGTCCCTGCTGATCACGAACGTATTGGGCGAGCCCAGCGGGGCGAGGCCGATCCACCAAGCATAATGAGGTGC